ATATAATTTAACTTTACCTACAGCAATTTTCAATAAAAAAGGGATCTATAATATTTATATTAGACCTAAAAGAATAAGAACCAGAATTCTCGATTGCGGTGTTCTTTCATCAAAACCTGATATCAGAGGTGTTTTGTTTGATTTAACAACTGTGAGTTCAGAAGATGTGTCAAAGTTTGAAAATGGGGGTCTTATTGGATATAGAATTGAATACATTGCAACCAATCCTACAACTGATGAGAAAAAAGTGCAAAATTTGTTTAGAATAATAACTTCAAACAATAAAGTTGAACCTGTTAGTGAAAATCTTAATAATACCACTCAAAAAGGAGTAAAATATAGATTGAATGACAATAGTTCTTTAGTGTTTTGCACTGTAACACCATCTTCTGCGCCTTCTGTAAAACCGAATGCTGTTCCATTCATAGGATTGCCAAATCAAGAGGTATTCATTATACCAACATTTTTTGATCCTGTTCATTTAGAAATTGAATTAGTTGAACATGATTTTGATACTTTGGCGATTGGATTGTATGGTAATCAATCTAAATCTGTTGCTGATGGAGTTAGAACTTATTATAACGATGATAACGAAATTTATAAGCAGTTTACAGAATATGTGATTAAAGATGATGTAACTGAAGAAAAACTTTACGAAGTAAAACAAGAAAAAGATAATATAGATTTTTCAAAAGATTTTAATACAATTTCTAACATATAATGGCTGAAAAGTATGTAGGGACAATCCCACACAAAACAAATGATTTAACATTAAATGAAACGTCTACCGTTATTTATACGGTTGGCGGTGTGGACATTACTACAAACTTATCACCTTCAACAGGAAGATCTTATTTTCCTCCGAAGTTTTCAGATTTTACCACTTTAGAAACTGTAGGTGAAATTCCTTTGAAAAATTCATTATTTAATCCTAATAGATCTTTAAATCTTTCAATAGATAAAAGGAATGCAAAATACTTTGCAAAATATGGTTCTTTATTAGAATTAGTTAGGGTTTCTATAGAAAATATTATCTTAAAATATCCTGCTGCAATACATTCTAAAACAACTTTATTAGGTAACAGTGGGTTAAATATACTTAATGCAGGTTACAGTTTTGTTGATGATATTACAACATTTTCAGCAAATACAAGCTATTTCTCTAATCCATTTGGAATTTATTATCAAAATAAACTAGAATTTAATTTTAGTGATGAAAGAATTGCTATTTTAAGAAACCTTACTAAGAACTTCAACAAGTATGAAGTTATAATTGATGGTATAGCCTATCCAATTTTGGAATTTACACCTTCAGAAAGAAGTAGTAACGATATAGTTAAAATAAAAATTCATGGAGAGCCTTTAGACCAGGGTAACAGTTCTAAAGAATTTTATATAAAACCTATCGAATCAGAAATTGTAAAATTTTATGAATCTTTAGACGAATTTGAAGAACATCTTTTGAATAGAGATTTAGATTATGAAGCCCTTTTTAATGCAAAAAGAGAAGTTGATAGTGGATTGATATTAGAATATGTTTTATCATTAAAATTTCCTAAGATTGATAATTATAATCTGGATATTTCAGGTAGAAATTATGAAATCTATTTAAGTGAGCTTTTAGAATACGCTAAGAATTTTGATGAAAAGGAAGGAAATATTCTAATGAGAAAATTTGTTCCAGATTCAGTTCAAAGTGTAACATTGGAAGATGTAAATTCCGCATATCCCACATACGGTGAAATTAATAGATTGTTAATTGTTTACGGAAGAGAATTTGATAAACTTAATCTTTATACCGAAGGTGTTAGATACTTAAATTCTGTTACATATTCAGGTTATGATTCTGTTCCAGAAGCATTATTACCCGAATATATAAAAACTCTTGGATGGGATTTAGACGCTAACCCTCCAATTCCAAACAACTTACTTAAACTTTTAGGTTTAAATTCTTCATGGGTTTTCAAATCAAAGGGAACTCGAAATGCAGTAGAATTTATTTTAAATTTCTTTGGAATTCCAAGAAGTATTGTTGATTTTAATGAATATGTCATAAGAGCAAAAAAACCTGTTGATGTTGAAAAACTTAAATTCTATTATTCATTACTAAGTCCTGATGCAGATTTTGATATTACAACATTACCTATTGATGAAAACGGATATCCAGTATTTATCAGAGATAATGATCAAGATTATTTTCAAAGATATGGAGAATTAGATAGAGGTTATTCTTATTTTTACAAATATTTTAATTTATTTCCAAATGGATTTACAGGTACTACTGTAACCTATAATGAAGAAATAAATAACTATAAAGTTTTATTTGAACAGAATTTTGATGGAACAGGTTCTACATTATCTTATTCAGTAGTAAATGAAAATCTTTTTTCTGGAGATTGTTTTCAGGTTTCAGGTGAGACTATTACAGATCCATTACCAGAAATATTTTTGGATGATTGTGGTTGCCCACTCCCAATTTCAGATAATGTAGTTAAAATATGTGTAGAACCTTATGTATTTACAGGTTGTACAAATATTATTTTAGATTTATGGTATCAATGTTCACCAACAGGTGATACAGCCGAATTAAATATAGATGTTTATGGTGGTACACCTCCATATGAAATTTTTGGTGCCACTGATGGTCAAATTGTCCCTACAGGTGAAACATATAGTATTTATGCTGTGGATTCAAATGGGTGTTCTTCAGATGTTTATGAAATTTATATTGATTGCCCAGATCCTTGTCTTGATAATGATTTAGATATTGATTTGTCATATGAATGTAATCTTGATGAATATTTAAGAAACGATGGAACTGCAACAATATCATTAAGTTTTGTAGGTACAAATATTACAGCTGTTAACGATGGGGATTTAGTTAATCATGATAACACTGTGTCCGTAACTGTTACGAATGAAATAGGATGTACTTTGACTAAAGATATCTATATTAATTGCCCAGAACCTGAAGTAAATCCATGTCTTGAAGATATATCAATTACAGCTTCATTAGAAACTACAAGTGTTAATTTAGAAGAATGTACAGGTAAAGTGAACGTTGTATACGATTTAGATCCTGTTCCATTTGGATATATTATTGATGAAGTAATATTAGAAGTCGAAGTAGATGGCGATCCTACAAATACATTTATAGGGGGATTCCAAAGTCAAACATTTAATTCTTTAACAGGTGTAAAAACTATAGATTTAGATTTTTCATTATTATGTAGTGCTTTTTCAAGTATCCCTACATCAATTCCTTTAATTATTACAGTACATGCTACATTTTTAGATGGATGTGAGTATGAACGACAATTTAATCTTGCAGTAAATCCAAGACAACTTGGAGATTATGACGATGACACATATTTAGTATCCCCTTTACCATAATGTCTTGCCTAAGTAATTTAAGAATAGTACAAACAGTAAACTATGATAGCACTCCAGATACAACAAATGGACTGTTAGATGGGCAGGTATATATTGAAGTATTGAATACTTATGGAGATTTTATATCAGGTGAGGTTATTGTAAGTCAAATAAGAGAATTACCTGTTGTTGATTTAGATGATGAACCTATCACTGAAATACAACCACTTACTTCAACTGGAGAAACTTTAAGCTTCAACTTTTATTATCCTTCTAATGAACCTAATAATATCGTTGTAGATATATTGGTTAAAATTAGAGTTGGTGATTGTTTTTATGAAAAGAAGTGTACCCATGTATTATTAACACCAAATCCTTTTGAATATATCTCGTTTTGTAATGAGTTAGTTCAAGGATATGAAGTTATTTCAGGGTGTACTAATCCATTATATTATGAATATAATCCAAATGCAAATGTGGATGATGGTAGCTGTGGTACATTAAAGCCTGTATTCGGTTGTACAAATCCTTTAGCATTAAATTATAACCCTTTAGCTACATTTAATAATGGAACTTGTATTTTCAAATCTGGATGTACAAATGCCTTGTCAATAAACTATGATTCAACTGCTGTTATTGATGATGGTTCTTGCGAATGTGGTGATATAAATATAAAAATGGATTTTGGATATAGCTCTGGAGAAACTTTTGTAGTTGAACCCAATTGCCAATATCTGATCGAGTTTGATTTAATGGCAGAAATCGAATGTGGCAAACTTATAGATTATTTGAGTAATGATACAAGAACAATCTTAGAAGTGCTTTCAGAACTAAAAATAAACGCTCAGGCACACGTTTTAACAAATGAAGAAAATAGAATTATTGAATATACAGGTGGTACTGTTCAGTATACAGGTGAGACCTCTTATCTTTTAATACAGAATGAAAATTTATTTACTTTTGATAAAGACATTATTCCTTATGGAATTGGAATTTATGGTGATGCAGAAGATTGCGCTTTCATAAATAATTTGATTTCTACAGAATTAGAAATAGACTGCCCTATTGAATCAGTAGTTGAACAAAGGTTTAAAAAATCTTGGAAAAGATACACTTTTATTTTAAATTCAGATTTAATACAAACTTTTGTTAGATTTAATCTAAATTTCCAAAATTTTGATTTTGGTTTATGCACATACATTGATAATTTAAAACTCTCAAAACTTTGTACTATTAATCAAGAAAGATGTGTAATAATTCCAAGTAGATATGGTTTTGAATTTGATAAAATTGTTGATAATAAAAAATCTTGGGTTTACACTGAAGAAGCTTTAAATAGACTTTACGATTATCAAGGTCAAGATACTTTTTATCGAGATTTTGATTCGAGATTAATTTTTAATACAAAAGAATTAGAATTAGTAATTAATCCTGTTAAATATATTGAATCAGATGTATTAGAATATTATAGCTATTATAGTAGGTTTTTCAGAGATATTGATGAAAGATATACCGAATTAACAATGAATAGAATTCAATTTGAATCCATTAATGTTATAGGTAGACAATACATAAGACAATACCCATATCTCCAAAGCATTTATGAGCAATATTTGGATGGACTTGATTGCGCCCCTTCGAAAGCTTTGGATTATCCTTATGGATTGGAAATTCTTAATAGGACTGGTGATTATTGGTATAGTGCGGTAAAACAATTGATACCTGCAACTTCCATTTGGAATGAAGCAAAACATATTTTGAAAAATAACGTATTCCACAAACCAAAACATGTGTATAAAAAATATACATTAGGAGGTTCAAGTGATACAGATATAGCTCCACCATCAGGTGTAACGATTGCATGTAATACTTTATCAAATACATGTCTTAGTGAACCATTTTCAAGCATCGATGATTTTTTGGATTTTAATTTTGGAAATGTTGA